ATTCATCTTGAAAAAGTGGAGCCGGGACCGGGCGAGAAATCGACCCGGTTCCGCGTTCTCATCGATTGCCAGTTTGAACATCTAGGCAGGATTTACACGATCCCGGCTGGTTTCAAGACCGACTTTTCGAGTGTTCCGCGTCCAATCTGGCCGATCATCCCGCCGCACGGCCTAGCCACGATCCCTTCTATTAAGCATGATTACCTGTATGATTTCCAGATCGGTGAAAAGGAAATCGGAAGGAAACGAGCTAGACAGGAGGCCGATCAGGCGTTCCTTCGGGATCTGATTGAGGAAGGAATGAAGCCTGCACAAGCTAGACTCATGTACGGCATGGTTCGGCTTTTCGGACGCCCGTTTTGGATTCACTAAGTATCCCCCCACACCCTAAAACAACTCCATGAAAAAGTATCTTTTAGCAATATTCCTGAGCGTTCTTTCGCTCTGGAGCTTCGCCCAGGGAGACATCCCCATCAAATCCGATGTGGTGCCGCCCAGCGTTGATTTTCTTCGTCCGATTCTTCGCCCCTCGGTAGGTGAAATTGAATACCGGAAAGCAGATGGTACCTACTGGAATGGCCGTTTGAAGCGAGATCCTAAATTATTTTATACCTGGCCCCCTTATCTGATCAACAATCCCATTCTAGGAGATCAGGCCATCGGGCCTAGTTTGACGGCGGATACCTCCCAGCGTCAATTTGCTATTTTCAACGGCAACCGCTGGATTGAATACGGCGGTAAAGCTACCGAATTAACCTTCGGCTCAGCGTTCACGAAAACGGGCACTACGGTTAATCTGGCTCAGTATCCTAATTCGATTGGCGATATTCTGGCGGATTATCTGAGCTTCAAATACGCTCCGAATAAGCCCGTCAATCCCCTTCAGCACACCTTCATGCTCTATAATCCTACGACCGGACGACTGGAGGGAATGCCTTACGCGGACGTAGTATCCGCAATGGGCGTAGTGCAGTGGCCGGGCACGCTGGGAAAGATCGGGGTGGATGAATTACACTGGTCTACTTTGCCACCTTTAATTTCTGCCAGTAATCTTGATCTGATGAACGCCCGGTTTTTGATGACCTTCGGAAGCGATAACTACCGCATGAGCATGGGCGAATACATGGCATTGATCACTCAGCGGCTTAGTGGGAGTACGTCGGTGAAATCACTTCGCCGGATAGCCCCGGTGAAAAATCATCTCGAACCGGGTCAGGTGGGCGATTACTTCTGGTACAAGAAGAAAATGCACCTGAACATCGAAAAGGAAGCGGGGAAAAATATGTGGATTGCCTGGGCTCCTGATACGACGTTCAATTACGACGTGGTGCCCAGCACGATACCCGCTCCGGTAATTCGCTATACGGGCAATCCGAACGCTACCTCGCAAAGCCTGGCGTGGTTTTGGGACGGTGGCGAAGTCAATAATTTTCGGGTGTATCAGTCCAAGGGTGATACCGCTCACTACGTCGTGCTTTCGCCCGATGCAGCCGCAGGTGAAAGAGCCTACACCATCACGAATCTTGCTCCCAGTACCACCTATTATTACCGCCTCGTAGCTCTCACGCCGCAGGGCCAATCCCCGCTTTCCAACACCGTTTCAGGTACCACGCCCGCCGTCGATAACTTCACGGTTTGGCCTAACATCAAAAATCTGGTGGTCACGCAAAACGGTCCAACTCAGGCAAAACTTGAATTCGACATCACCGAGTACGGCGGTGGGGTGAGCTTCTACATTTCCCGGCAAAATGCCCCGGACGTGGTGAAAGATGAGCTTTGGGAATTCGCGGCGGGCATGGAGCTCTACGCACCTGGTCACTATACGATGTTCATTGACAACATCAATGATTCTGATTTTAGATACTTACGCTACCGCCGTAATTCAACTACCAGCGACGGGAAACAACCTTCAAGCTGGGAACGCTACGGGCCTTTCAACATGACAGGCGTAATCAAGGTCAATACCCCTGCCATTACGAGTGTGAGTAACATCACCAGCAGCTCGCTTACGTTAGGCCTTAATTTCAATAATTCGAGCATTAGCCGGGCGTTTCTCTACATCGCGGAATGGAAAGCAGCTTCGGGTCAGATCAGCTATGACCGGATTGATATTCCAACCACAATCAGCACGTACCAGGTAACAAACCTGAAAGCGGGAACCAAGTATCTGTTTCACCTTCAGGTAGCGAAAAAAGAAGGTAGTAATGAAGTGTATTCGCCGAACTCTTCGCCCGAAACGGAAGCGACCACGCAGGCCGGATCTTCCGACATTGCTACGCCTACCATTCTGGAAATGTCCCGTACTTCTAGCGTGCAAACGCCTGAGCAGTACGGACAAGTAAGCTATACGCCCGTTTCTACGAGTAGCATTCCGGCTGCCTGGGATTATCGCATCGGAAACGATGCCTGGGCTGTAGGCGGCGATGGGGTGGTCAGCAATTTCTTTAAGTTCGTTCTCAATGAATTTACGCCTAATACCACGTATCGATTCCGGGTTCGATTTAAACGCCTGAGTGATGGTAAGTACGGCTTGTATTCAAACGTGCTGAAAATGGTTACAGGCCCGAATTTTGGAAAAGAGGTACAGCCGTTTTCTGACTTTACGACTTCACTGGAGGCCGCCGATCAGACTCCGAATGGGCAAGCACCCGTAACCACCCAGCCCGTACAGCTTTCACTTTCGAATACGTCTAGCTCATCGACGACCATCACCGTCACAAACCACGGTAGCGGGACGAAAAACTACTCCTGGGCGGTGTATCAGGGCGAGTTCAATAACGGGGGTGAGTGGAAAAGATGTGCTGAAAACAACATTCCCAGCACCGGAACATTCACCGTCGATATTTCCAGTTGCAACCTTACGCCAGGTGTTACCTACCGGATGTACGTCACCGAAACGGCCAATGCTGATGCCAAACGCAACTACATCGAATTCACGGTATCCGCTCAACCTCCGGTGAGTGAATCGCGGGGTACGATGAAAGCCCGATCTTACACTACTTCCAATTAACCCACATGAAAAGATTCCTCTTATTTCTGACCCTGTTACCCGCTCTGGTGAGCGGGCAGGGCTCTATTTACTTACGAGTTACCGAGGGACAAACCCCCTATACCTACCAGCTTTACAACGCCGGGGGTACCCTGGTAGAAACCCGCCAGTCCAATAAGGCGGAAGAAAAATTCACGGCCCCGGGTTACGGCTACGCCTGGAAAGTAACCGGGGCGGATAATTCATCAAGTGCGGGTTCAGTGGATGCGGTTACGCATCAACTCATGAACAAGCATATTCGTATGAAAGGAGGCTATTATTCCAGCCCTAGCGATTTCGCGGTGGGCTTGGCTAAAGTCAAGAATATCCCTGGCTTTACCACCTATACGGCCAGTTTTCACGCGTTTGATCTCTTAAATACGGCTGCCAAGTGGAATGATGCCAAGTGGTCAACGCCCTACGACCACACCGTTCCTAATCAGACGTTTACGCAGGATCAGATCGACAACACCTTCGATCAGCTCGTTTACAATGCCTATAATTCAGGTAATTCTGCTGCTACGCGGATGAACCTTCGCATTACCTACGACGGAGGATTACTCAGCAACCAGTTATCAAGTACAGGCTTCGGCTACGGCTGGGAAGAATGTCCCAAACGCCCAGACGGCCAGTACGCGGACTTACGTCCTTCGAATAGCTACCTCACAAAATACCCCTGCTACGTGAGTGCCAAAGCCCTGGCTTTCTACAAAGAAGGATTCAAGAAGTTTTGTACCCGCTATCAGAAAGCAATTAACGACGGCACGATTCGGGAAATCGGATTCCAGCTCAACGAGTCTGGTGAATCTAATTTTTCGGGCGGCTACTATGATGGAGATGCAAATGGTACCTGGAGTTTGAGCTACGGGGATTACAGTGAAAAGATGCGAACGGCCTTCATGAACTTCTGTCAGGCCCGTTTTGGTAGCATCCAGACGCTTAATAGCCGCTTAGGGACTACGATTCCGGCATTTACACTCGATGCGTTCAATAGCAATATGCTACTCAACAATGCAGACGGTGGGAATGATACGATGCAAAGTTTGTGGCAGTGGTACCAGGCGGAAGCCCATGATCTCTTCGAGTATGAAATGCAGAAGTACGTTTACGATCAGGTGCCGATCACCCGAACGAAATTATTTGCTTTCGATGTGGGTAGTATCATGAACGGGGATATGTTCCGCATGAAGTCACACAACTTCGCTCAGCGGCTGCTGAAATATGATCGATGGATGACGGTAAAAAGCAATAACTCGCATGAGTTTGGTGCAGGGCCTTTTGTGATTGATCAGATCCTATCAGGGGCTCAGCTCGCTGGAGCTTATCCGTGCTGGGAACCCAGTCCAGGCCTGGATGTGTTCACGCTCGATTTTCTTACCGAAGCGGCCTGGCTTTCAATTAATAACGGCGTAGGCTTATCTGCCTTCAGCTACAATAATGAAAGTAAAGGCATTGAATCATACAGTTTCTGGACGGAAGTATCCAACCGGGTTAATTTATCCGCAGCTACCAGTACGTTTAAGCCTGATAACCTGAATAGCCAGGGCAATCCGATTACGCTTACCATTCCGTTTCTCAAGATAGCATTAGACGGGAAATACAATCACATCGGGGATAATTACATCCACTCGGAGTGGAAAAAAGTAGCCGATCAGAACCCCGGTAAGCACATTGTCATCCGGGTAGATGATAGCGACGTTAGAGCTTTGTTTGTGAATTCCTATCCCATCAACACCACCGCGACGACCTCGAATCCAAATCCAGACGCTTCAGGCGGTGGTGGGGGTGAAGATTAAATCGATGAAGGGGCTACCCTAGTAAACTACCTTTCGGTTTGTCCTCTTTTTAGGGAATAGCTCAAGGGTACAAGTGAAATGATTAACAGCTAAGAAAGCCGGGCAATGCCTGGCTTTCTTGCGTTTAGTGTCCTTTTTGGCTTGCTTACTTCCCCTGAATTTCGTATCCCGAACAGTCTACTTGTACTCATACGAAATTCGGATGAACTAGTCCCTTATGAAAGATTCCCGTCGTCTCTTATCCAGTGTATTCAATCAAGCGTTTTTTCTCGGTCCGGAAGGCGTGGGCATGTGTATGCCGGTCTTCTTAGCCTTTCGTAACGGACAGGAGAATCCACGCTCGATGATGGGAAGTGACGATGCAGCCCCTAAAGTGGGCTTTGAGGCACGCTTCACCTGTTCTGCTACCCCCTACGTCAGCGAAGAAGAACAATACTGGCTGGATTACTACCCTGTCTTGACGGACACTGGTGTGCTAATCATTCCGGTGATGGAAACTTTGATGCAGTACGACTATTGCGGCGTACCTGGTACGAGCACGATCGCCAAATGGTATCAGAAAGGTGAAGCTGACCCTCAAGTCAAAGCCTTTTTAGAGGTCGAAAATACGCCCGGCGGAGCCGTGCTGGGTACCGCTGAAGTAGCCCTGGCTAAACTCGCCTGCACCAAAACGATTGTTTCATTTTGTGAAGGCATGAGCTGCTCGGGTGGCCAGTACATTTCTTCCGCTTCGGATTATACGTTCGCTTCGAGTCTGAACTGCATGTTTGGCTCGATTGGCGTGATGATCAGCTACCGAGATTATACACAGTACTACGAGAATCTGGGTATCAAGATGATCGATCTGTATTCGGTCGATTCACCCCTGAAGAACGCAGAACACCGGGCGGCCAAAGAAGGCGATTTTACGCAGTACACCGAGGGAATCCTCTATAAGCTCGATCAGAACTTTATGAACTTCGTGAAGGCTACCCGCCCGAACGTGAGTGCCTTAGCCCTTCAAGGCAAAACGATGCTCACGCAGGAAGCTCAGGAAAACGGCCTCATTGATGGTATCTGTACTTTCGAGGAAGCCTTAGCTTTTGCCCTTAGTAAATCCCCCCGCAAAATCACCCCCAAACAATACACTGACATGAATTTTATTAACAAAGTCCGGGCGAAGTTCGGTTTGTCAACTGAGCAGCCTGATACTACCCAGGCTGAAACTGAGGTAATGAGTCAAATCGATAATCTCAATACTCAGGTTACCGAGCGTGATACCACGATTGCTACGCACGTGGCTACTATTGCTGAGCGTGATTCCACCATCCAAGGCCTGAATGATCAGATCGCGGCTGCTAATACAGCTCACCAAACCGCGACTGCTGGTTTACAAGCTCGCATCACTGAATTAGAAGCCCGCGTACCGGGTGCTCCGGTAGCTCAGGCTCCCACGCCTACTACTGATCCTATCACGGTTGAAGATGATTCGCCAGCGGCGGCTCATGCAGGCATGGCTCAGGTAAGCAATCTGGCAGCAGCGGCTAAAAAGAACCGCGAAAACCGAAAAAAATAGTCTATCCACCCCTCCATAGTACGCGTACCCTAATCCATCCCACACCTAACTTTTATTACACACAATGGGCAGTATTTCTTTCGCACAACTCAGTGCGTACCTCAATGCCAACTGGTTGCCAATTATCGCTCAGATCATCACGGGCTTTACCGCCTTTGAAGATTTAACGGTGCTTCCAGGGATCAACAATGAAGTCAACATTCCTAAGATCACGACTTCAGAATTTTTAAAGCCGTATACCGGCACGTTTGAAAAAACGGATGCAGTTGCTTTAGAAGACCGTAAACTACGAGTTGACGTAGGACAAGGAGACTTAACGTTTGAACCTGAAGCGTTCCGCCGGGAATACTTAGGTGAGCAATTAAGACCAGGTGGACGCGATATCCCTGAAGAGCAGTTTATTTTCGAACAGCTTACCGAGCGGGCTCAGAATACCATCGATCAGCACATCGTGTATTTCGGCAAAAAAGAAGCCGTCGTTAATGGCGATACTGCCGTGCAAAAAGCTCGTAAAATCACCGATGGCTTCGGAACCATTATCGCTAAAGAAGTGACCGCAGCTAATCTGGTTCCAGTCGTTACGGGTGCAATCACGAATGCCAATGCGATCAGTAAAACAGAAGCAGTCTTTAAAAGCTTATCCCCTGCGGTTCGGGCCAAAGGTGGCGTAATCTACGTTTCTGAAGATGTGTACTGGAAGTACTTCGAGAATTACCGGGCCGAGTACAAGACCTCACCCATTTTTACGGGGAATGAATTGCGTTCCAAAGAAATCGTTTTCATGTACGCGGCTAACTGGAGCATTCGCCCCTGTATCTGGATGGGTAACTCTCAGCGAATTATTGCTTCAGCGGGTAAGAACCTGTACATGGGTACGGATGGCACTAGTCCATTAACTCCATTCAAATTAATTGACGGCCACTATCATATGGAGTTTTCCATGAAACTCATCATGGGTCTTCAAATCGCTGATCTGGACGCTCTGGCGGTTAACGATCAGGCCTAATCATCCACATCCACCTAGCCGATTCAGTTGGGGTTTAGCTTTCGAGCGGCCCCGCTGTTACAATCGCAAACCTTGATCCCCATGGATTTAAAAGAACTTGAAGGCCTAACTGAAGAGCAGCTTAAGGCCAAAATTTTGGAGCAATCGCAAACGATTCAAACGCAGCAATCAGAAAATGACTCGCTGACGGATAAACTAGCGGATGCAGAAGCTGAAGCCAAAACGAAAGATTTGGTCGTCACAATTAAGAATAAAAAGTATCGGGTACTGGTTCCTAAGTTTATCCTGGAAGGTGCTCTTTATTCTGCTGATCAACTGGAGAAAGACGGTCTGGGTGAAAAGCTTCTCAAAGTAGAAGGCCAGCAGGTCATCGTTCCCCTTACCTAATCAAAAACCCTACAGACAGGGTTTTTCTGTTTATCAATCACCTAACCCACAAAAGAGATGTCTTGCATTGACGCAAAACTCGAAGATGTGCTGGAGTGTCAAAATGGCGATACGGGAGTCGCTGGTTTGGAGCGAACGGGTTACTACTGTTTCGAATCCGATATTAAAACCTGGCCTACCCTGCCCTCCAAAGACGCGACGACTACCTTCGAACAACGAGTAACGTTGACGGATAGCTTCATTATGAACACGGGTAAGAAGTTTAACAAATTCCAGTTTACTTCTGATCTGCCTTCCGTTGAATCTGAGCTGGTTGGACCCGCGAAAGGTAAATCCTGGTCTAATACGCTCAAGGGAGCAGTTCGCTCGACTTCCGCCCAGGTGAAAGGCTTTTTAGATGCCACGAAAAATGGCAATATGATCTTCATCGTGATCGGCTTAAATGGAGAACAGGAAGTCATTGGCTGGAAAGATAAACCCGCCATGGTCACTTCTGGAAAGCTGGCCTCTGGAGCCAAAGCGGACGATGAGCGAATGACGGAATTCGAAATCAACGCTACCGGCAAACCCGCATTTAATTACACCGGCACAATTCCCCTGACCGCTGCGGTTTAACCTAATAACCCCTGCTGAGTCAGGGGTTATTTTCATCCATCCCTAATTACTATCAAACAATGGCTAAGTCCCTGAAAGCTGAAGTAGCTGAAAAATTCGAAGTAACTGGCCTGAAAGAAGCCGGCGATTTTCATCATCCTTTAACTGGAGAAACCAGTTTAGATTCAATTACTATTAAACAGGCCAATGATCTGTTCGTCGCTGGTTTCCCGTACTTGAAACCCGTTGCGAAAAAGTAGTTTCACTTATACTTCTATCAAGCGAAAGGCGGACGGCAGGAGCCGCCCGCCTTTCTTAATTCTATATGGATTTAAAACCCGTCATCGATGCCTGGTTAAGCCGCCCTGTGTTTGCCACCGGGCGTGAGCTTTATTTTCGTTACGGCTCTTCTGAAAGTTACAAACGACTCTTTGCCAGGCGTGATGATCAGGGAGCTTTTCAGGTCTTAATTACCGCTATTCAGGAGCTTAGAGAAAACCTTCCTTTCGAGTCGGTGGAATCGAAACGACCTGAGGGCAAACCGGCGTTAAAGCCTTCCGAGTTTGAAGATGCTCCCGAGGCCGTGCAGGCATTTATTACTCAGAGAAAAGCGTACTGGGCCGAAGTGGTGAGTCTAAAGAAGCTGCTCCGCACCTCTGAGAGCCAGAGCGAACGCGGGGAGGCTGCCTTTCGTATTCTTCAGCTCCGGACGCTCATCAACCGGATCTGGCAGCAGACCGATTATTATGATCGCACCGGACAGCTTCTGGAGGTTGAAAAAGAGGAACCCCTCGATGCTGAACTTTCCAAGCTAGATGATCTGACGCTGAAAACCACCTTTCAGAACAATCAGAAATACCTCTCCAAATACGCCAAGCGGGACCGGTCCCAAACCGTCGAAGCCGAGTACCAACGCCGGCTGGCTCAGCAGCCTCAAATCGAGCAGATCCTGAAGGAGCGAAAAGAAAGTAAAACCCTTGAATTCTAACACCCATGAGACTTATCACCCAACAGACGGACGTGGACAAGCTGCACGACTATCTGTTTACTAAAAAAGAGGTGCAGCTCTCCCCTGCCCTGGAGCAGAAGCTAGAGCGGCTAGAGCGTTGTGATGGTCTGATCCGGCAGCATGGACTTCGTTCTGAAGTTGTCAGGATGATGATCGAGTATTATGAAAAGCAAGATAAAAGCTACAGTAAACGAACCGCTTACAATGATTATCAGGAAACACAGGAGCTATTCAATTCCGGCTACCGGCATGATATTCGGCGGTATAATGTCGATCTGATTGTCGGTGAAGTTCTTAAAACTAAACGCAAAGCGGAAGCATTAGCAGAACCAGATACCAGAGCTATGGCCGCGTGTGATGCGAACCTGATTAAAATCAATGAAAAGTTCTTCGGTGAAACCGACAAAATCGACTGGAGCCTAATTAAGCGGCCTATGATGGTCTTCTGCTTTGATCCGGCTCTCATTAACTCGGATGTACCTGTAGAGAAAGAAAAACTCGATAAGCTGATTACTAAATTCAAAACCATTCGCAAAAAAGTGAATGAGAAACCCCTTGTTCAAGATATCACCTGGGAGGACGTAAAATGAGAATAGAAGCTGAAGAAACCCGCGAGGTTCAACGCCGGCATCGTAATATCCCGCAGCTCCTGGTCAATATCGTGATGGCCAGCTTGATGGTGCTGATCTGGGGCCGGGCCACTGGTAAAACCTACGGAGCTACCTCGCCCTGGCTGGCTCACCACGCTGAAACCATGCCCCGCAGCACCGGAGCCATTCTTTGTAAGTCCTATGCCCACATGAACACGAAAGTGCTTCAGGAAATTGTCGAAGGCTGGACGGAGCTTGGTTATGTCGAAGATCTACACTTTTGGGTAAAGAAGCAGCCTCCGGAGTGGGCGAATGTTCCCAGGGACTTTCACCATACGCAAGACTATACCCGTTCCATCACCTGGTGGAATGGTACGATGTTCAAACTCTTTTCCCTGGATAAAAACTCACCCAGTAACGGGGATTCGGTGGATTTTATGATGGTCGAAGAAGCCAAACTGCTCGACTACCAGGCCGTGCAGGAAGCCTTTAAAACCGTTCGGGGGAATCGTCGGCATTTTGGTCATCTCTCTTGCCATGGAGCTAAGCTGATTGTAACCGACCGGCCCCGTGATGCCAAGGGACGCTGGGTGCTTGATTACAAGAAAATTGAGACTGATCCAGAACTTTTAGACGCTATTATCGAGTGTCAATATCAAATCCAGCTCCGGCAGATCGAGCTACTCTCTGATGTTAGCGAATCCAAAGCCAAAAAGCTGGAGAGTGAAATCAAGTTACTTCAGGAAGAACTCAATGAGCTGCGAAAAGGCCGGGAATTAGAAGACGGGGACCGGGAAGGCACGGTTTACGTTTCCCTGGCTTCTACCCTGGATAACATTCACGCCCTGGGCATTAAAGCCCTGAAGGATCTACGCCGGGATCTATCGGATTTTGACTGGGATTTATCCGTTCTCAATAAAGATATCCTACTGGTTGAAGACTGTTTCTATTCTTATATCTCCGAAGAGCGGCACGGCTATAATGCGACTAATTATAAGTTCATTGAGGACAATCCCACCATTAGGGAGCGGGATTGCCGCTTTGATCTCGACGTTCGCCCAGGGCAGGGGCTCGACGTATTTTTCGATCACAACAAAGCCATCAACTGTATCACAGTAGGCCAACGCCAGGAGCAGTATTACCGCATGCTCAATGCCATGTACGTACTGGAGCCCGAGATGGCCATGGACCTGGTAGATAAGTTCTGTCACTACTATCGATACCATCCCACCAAAGTGGTGAACTACTACTATGACAATACCTCCAGACGCGGGGATGCTCGGAATGCTAAGTACTTAAGTGACGACATTATTGATCAATTTAGAAAGAATGGCTGGGTGGTCAACCACGTCTACATGGGACAGGCTACCAGCCACGTGAGCCGCTATGAGATGTTTGTCAAGCTCTTTAATGAGGCAGATGGACAGCCCTTCAAGGTTCGCTATAACATCGATAACTGTAGTTGGTGGCTGTATGCCTGCCATCAAACGCCTACCAAGATTCGTACCACCGAGAAGGGTCAACCCTTTGGCAAGAATAAGGATAGTGAAGATCCGAAGTACAACATTCCCAAGTGGGAAGCTACCCACATCACTGAGGCGGGCGATGGATTGTTTGTGGCCCAGATCCTGCATTCGCCTTTCGCCTACATGGGTGGTGGTGGAGTAATAGCCGGGTAGAATGTAGTATTCGCCTGATTCGCCTTGATGCCTTGCCCTATCCATGGGCGAATAGATGCCTGGTACGAAACGTATCAGGCATTTTTATTTAAAATACTGAATATCAATGGTTTATAACTAACATTTTACAAATATATCCCTCATATACGGTGACCCCCCGCCGGGCGAACGCCTCGCCTTCATAGGGCGTGCAACGGCTAGGGAATGCAGATTTTTTTGAGGCAAATGTTCATTTTAGCCTTAAGTAACTGATTATCAGTAATTTGACTAAAAATATTTTGCAAAACGTTTTCAGGTAGGGTTTCTTTTTTATGAGCAAAACGGATTTATCTATCTGGTATACAGATACTTATCTACCTTTCGCTCAGAAAGGCGAAAACAAAAAAGCCGGGCAGCATTGCTACCCGGCTTTGACGATATCCTAAATGTAATATAACGCTACAAAGCTACGAGGGAATGGCTTCGCCCCTGTCCTTTTGCTGGCTTATTTACGTATCGACCTTCGTTTCATGCTAAGCTTAAAACAGGTCATTCACTTGATGGAACAGCTCTCTGCTCGCAAGCAGGGTTTTGTGCTCACCTTCGTTACTGCCGACAAACAGCGTCCTGAGGATGCGGGCCGGGTGATTGAATTACAGAACGCTATCCTTTCCAAACATGACCGTTTGCTACCCAAAGAAATCCACCAGGAGATACGCCGCGATGAGCACCGGGAATTTCGAAAGAACCCCGCCCATGACGTGAACGGAACCATTAACATTCACATCTTAGGAAACCGCGAAATCCGGAAAGTACATCCCTGGCTAATCACCCACTTTAACGGACAGGAAGTACTATGACTACTGAGTATAATGGTATCACCATTTCCCCCAATGGTGAGTCCGGTTACATTGCAGAATTTGGAGCCCTGGTCAGCTTTCAATCGGCAACCAGCATGATGGCTAAAAAGCCAGAAACGCCGATCGAAAGCAACCTGACCCGGATTAATAACATTGCTTATTGGGGAGCCGATAACTTGTTCCCGCAAAAATTAACGGAGGTCATCCGCAAAAATATTTCCTATACCCGTGGCCTGGCTTTGAAAGCAGAGCAGATTTACGGGTTAGGGTTAGAGTACGGCTACGAGTCGATCATGGAGGGTGAGAAAGTGTTCATGCCTCACTATGATCAGCAAATCGATGACTTTCTCTATTACTCGGAAAACGTCTCGGGAGGTGATCTCTTTGGTTTACAAACGAAAGACCTCGCTTACTTTGGAATGATCTTTCCGGAGTTTCATCTAACCGTAGACCGGGGGAAGATCTTCGCTATTCAGCACCGCCCGACGGCTCAATGCCGGCTGGCTCTTCAGGAGATTGAAGGCCAGTACGTGGGTCTGATCCGGGATTGTTTTATTTCAGCTAACTGGGGCAAAGGAGCCGGTTTTCAGGATAGGTTGACCCTTCGCCGCCCCGTCATTTCTCGTGGGTATGATCCCGCCGCTGAAATGCGAAACCGTACCGATGGCTATCAGTACGTAATGCCGGTAGGCCTTCCTTCGCTGCTGGAGACGTACTACACGCACCCGGATCACATCTCGATCATTGACTCGAAATGGCTGGACGTTTCCAACTTCATTCCTCAGTTCAAGGCTGCTTCCCTTAAAAACAAGGTAGCTATCAACTACATTATTGAAGTGGCTGATTGGTACTGGCCAGCGGCCTATCCGGAGTGGAACACCCTAATTGGTCAGAATAACGCCAAAAGCCAGGAGCGAATGAAGCAGATCAAGACTCAGGAGCTTCAGAAGTTTAATTCCTTTTTCGGGAACTTGGACGATGCGGGCCGCTCGATGCTCATCGATAAAAAGCTGGTGTATTCGGGCGGCTCCGGAGCCCCCACGGAAATTTCAGCGTGGACTATTAAAGTGCTGGAGAAATCAAAGCTGGGTGAAGACGGCTACTTAGAAGATGCCCGCGATGCCCACACCATGATTTATACCGCGATCGGTATCGATGAATCCATCCAAGGCAAGAAAGCCGGCACGGGTGGATCTAACGGCTCCGACAAACGAGAGGCCTATAATATCGGTAACCTGACTTCTACGCCTCAGGCAAGACTCATTCTCAGAGTTTACGATTTCGTTTCCCGCTACAATGGCTGGAAAGGTCCGGATGGACAGCCCATCAAGTGGCGAGTGAAACGGGCCGAGATGCAAACGAAAGATCAATTTTCCCCCAATAAACGCGAAAGCACCGAACCCCAATGAGCATTATTTCAAGAATCGCCCGCTTATTTTCTCGTAAAGAAACCAAAGTAGTTGCCCTACCTACTTGGACAAAGCCTTTCTACGTACATGGCGGCCACCGAATTTTTCAGCTGGATGACCAGGGAGCCATCTCAGAAATTCCCTTTGACTCTAATCAGCTTCAGCACCGGGGCAATAACCGCTATTGCATTCGCATGGTTAAGGGCCATTCCTATACGACTGCTCTCAATAAAGAAAATGCCGGTAAACAGTTTAAAAAACAAGGTTTATCCCTTCTCAAGCATGCCTTTACTAACTAACACGGAGGAACTGGTTCCGCTGCTGCCGGTCGATGTGGCCTTTACCTTTGACCTCATTAAAGACCACCTCGAAACGGCAGCAGAAGACGTGATCATACCGCTGATCACGCAGGAGGTCTACGATAAAATCGTAGCCGGGGATTATGATGAGCATCACGAACGCCTGGTCATGAACGTCAAGCGGGCGGTGGCAAGTTTGGGTTATCTCAACTACGCCCCCTGGGCTACGGTTCGCATCGAAGACGGCGGTGTATCCGAGAAAGAAAACGCGGCCCGAATTGATACTTTAGACGGTATACGTCTGTGGTGCATGACCACGGCAGGCCGGGCGATCGAGCGAATTTTGGAGTATCTGGAAATGTACGAAGCTGATTTCCCGGAGTGGAAAGACTCTTCTAGCTATACCGTATATTCTGAATTGCCGATTCGCACTGCCACGCAGTTTCAGAAATACGCCAACATCAAAGGCTCGCGGCAAACCTTTTTGGCTTTGGGCCCCGCGATGCGTCGGGTGATTTCCTTTCATTTGAAACCCGCCCTGGGAAGTGCTCTCTATGAAGAGCTGCTTACTTCCTCTGATACGGCCATCAAGCGGCTCAATGACGAATATGTGCGTCCGGCTCTGGCTCATTACGGCATTTTCTACGGGCTGGATGAAATGGCCTTGACGCTCGATGATCGAGGAATTCTTCAGTTTAATAATACCTCCAGTGGGAAGATGCGGACGTACCTGGCTGCTCAGCAACAGGCCGTAGATACTCTTAAATCTAACATGGGCAAGCTGGGAGAAACGTATCTGGGAATGATGGTAAGCTTTCTGAATGCTAACGCCAGTCAATATCCTTCGTATCACTTACCTACTACTGCTGGAGGAGCTGTTGATAATGACCCCTCACAAGCGGTCATAGGCTTCTATTAGATACATACTACCTATTTAGCGAATAATGTAAGTTTAGATATAAATTTAAATAAAATAAATTAAAGGGCATTGCTATATTTGGCAGTGCCCTTTAATCTTACAAACCCATCGCTAATTACTACTGCAATGTCAAGCTTAGAACCTTCTGAGAATCCTCCAGTTCCTACGCAATCAAATATCATTCCAATAAGTGAAATATACGAATCCTTCCAAGATCACTTAAAAATTGACAAAAATGATAGAATTATATTTTCTGGCAGATTTGGATCGGGTAAAACCTCGTTTTTAAATACATTTTTCGAAGAAAATGCAGATTATATACCAATATTTTTATATCCAGTAAATTATAGCGTAGCTAGTAATGAGGATATTTTTGAATTAATCAAATATGACATACTAATAGAAATATTATCAAATGAAAAATATCAAATTGAATTAGAATCATTAGATTTTTCTGAAATGCTCACATTTCAGTCAATGATTCTGTCAGGAAACTCTGAAATAAAAGAAGCTTTAGAAGAAGCAGGTAAAGAAGCAGCTAAAAAATTGATAGAAAACATACCGATTGTCGGAAAAAGTATAGTTGATTTTACAGATATAGGTTGGGATTTATTTAAAAAAATAAGATCTGCACATAATAATTATCATACTAAAATAACAGAGGATGATGGAGATAAAATTGAAGACTTTAAAAATAAAATTAGAGAGTCTAGGGGAAATATCTACGAGAAAGACATAATTACTCAAATAATTATAAAATTTATTTCACAATTAAAACAGATTCCTATTAGAGAAACGGAAGAGAAGAAAAAACAGATTGTACTTATAATTGATGATCTAGACAGAATTGACCCTGAGCATATATTTAGATTACTAAATATATTTTCGGCACACGTTGATGAAAGATTTTCAAAAAACACTCAGTCAAACTTTAAGAATAAGTTTAATTTTGATAAAATCATTCTATCATGTGATATCAAAAATATAAGAAATATATTTTCTGCTAGATATGGTCAGCATACTCATTTCTCTGGATATATTGATAAATTCTATTCAGTGCAAATTTTTAATTTCAGTTTGGCCCCATATGCTGAAGAAGTAAGCAGGAGATTGTTAACTAATATAAAAGCTAAAAATATAGGTAAAAAACCTGACGGAAACCCATTTAAAGAATTGCCGTTAGCTGATGCTATTCAAGATTCGTACTATGAAAGTTTTGACTATCTCTTAGTAACCTTGATCGAGTATGATTTAATCAGCATTAGGGATATCAACAAATTGTCTGATAAGTATATGACATTTCCTTCAACTAAGAGGTCTGATGACGTACCGGTATTAAAGATTGATCAATTTGCTGTTATAGTGATTGATTTTTTAAGGTTAATTTATAGCAGCGATGAAGAGATAGAAAATATGCTTTTGATTGCTGACAGATTATTTAAATTTAAAGGACTTAATTATGTAAATATACACAGAGAGACATTGGGATATATAATTGGTAATTATTGTTATCTGAAAAGATTTCCAATGTTTAGACAAAGTGAATATCGCAATAATTCAGATTTAAAAGGCACATTAAATTGGAATGGATACCCCTATACTTTATCTGCTACTCATTACAATGGAAGTTCAAACAGTTTTAATATAGATCAGAAAATATTAAGCGGATCAATTTCCTTTACAACTTATTCTGGTCCAGAAACTCCAGATCATGATCCTGTGAAAGTACATAGAAACTTGGAGCCGACTATTTTTTGGTTTTTAAATGAGTGTAGGGAATCGTATAGATAAAGTTGTCTTTTAAAAGGTTCAAAAGCCGTACAGGTTCGCATAAAAAACGAACCTGTACGGCTTTTGAGTTTTGTACTCTAATTTTTCCTAATAACAGGGTGTTATTTTTTTGCTTTTTCTTCTGCTTCTAAGCCTTTCTTAATGACTTCATAATAAAGGTCTTTCAAATTTGACTTAACCCCATTTTCTTCTAATTCAAGCTGTTTTCGCTTCATTTTGAGATGAAGTTCATCTGGAACATCTAATGTTATCTTAGCCATAGCATATGTTTTAGTTGCAACAAATGTAGTAGAAAATAATTTACAATATTTGTTGTTATAAATTATTTTCTACTACATTTACAACAACAACTACAATTACAACAAAAAAAAGCCCCGATGCTCGAACATCGGGGCCTAACGTCAAAATCCTAAAATTTTAACGCCTCTTGCGAGAGAGGCACAAAGTTATGCAAAAATCACAGAGCCTAGAACCCATTCTGGTTAAAAACCCGTATACCAATCAGCACATCAACGTCGCCCCCCTATTCGAGTACTTACACAAACAGTCCAGCCCTACGCCACCATCCATCGATCAGATTTCCAATGTCCTAGAAACAGCCATCCGTTTTATAGCCATAGACTGCCGCTTCGAAAACGCTGATCCCAACGACATTTCAAATACATTTTATCAACTCTATACTTTAAGGGATGCCTTCGCTAAAGTGAAAGAATGCTAATAGAATCCTCTGGCTAGAAAGTCAGAGGATTTTTTATTATCTATACAGTATGAAATTAACCTAAAGTCTATATTCAAAATGAAATTCTGGCGTCAAATAAGTGCACTTTCAATCAGGCAAGTGAGTCAACTCTCAATTATTTGGTTCACTTTTATATTTTTAATAGATATATCTTGGCTTATAGTTAATGAATACTCTCTAGAATTAACGGATTTTGGAAAAATACTTATTACTGGACTTATTACTACCGGTATCAACCTGATTTCCAATTATTTGGCTTATAGAAATAAAACTAAAGAAATCAAACTAACCGCTTTTCATAAGGAGACATCTGAAGCACTAAAGACGTTATATTATTTAACTTCTGAGTTACTACACTCAATAGCAGAGTTGAATTCACTTGAGATGAATACACTAACACTTAATACCTATAAACATTTTTTGAAGAACTGCTTAGATAAGAATGATGAATTATTAAAGTTTTACCTAAAAACTAAATTGATAGTGTTCGATTCTAATAATCCCATAAGCATAAAAATTTTCGAAGGAATAGAAAAAATGAGATTTTTACGATCGCCCATTTTAATTGAATACAGAAAATGGACTGAAACTGGTGAATTACAAATTCCAATTGAGGCTATCACTACATTTAAAAGCATTGAGGAAGAAAATGAATCTATAAAAAAAAGTTATTCAGAATTATTAGACAATTTTGGAGATTCTTATGCTGATAAACTTATCGATTTGATTGAAGATATTGAGATGTATTATAAAACATTGTCGAAGTAACTTTGTCTTTTTGTAAAACCCAAAAGCCGTTCATGTTCGCATAAAAAACGAATATGAACGGCTTTTACTTTAATGAGCGTCAGTATCAGGTAGCCCAGAATTATCAGGAAATGAGTGCATGGCAGCTCGGAATGGTATTCTGGCTCGTGGGGGTTGAAAAAATGCCGGTGCAGATCACCCGGTATCTGATCCTGATCATCCTAATCACCGGCAAATGGGACCGGCTTTGCCTACTCTGGATGCTGCTGGGTCCGAGTCATCGCCCAAACACCCGCCCCGCTCGATTTCTATCCCGCATTTTCTGGCCTGAAATCGTCAATGATCCCGATCGGGAAGAACTACTCTATCTGACTGAATTCGTCTTTACGAATGAGCTTCAGCTGACGGATCAGAAATTCCCAACCATCCGAATTGGCCTGAGAAAGCTTTACGGCCCCACAGCTCAGCTCCGGAGCCTGACTTTTTCTCAGTTTTATAATGCAGAAACCTTCTTCTTTCTCTACACCCGGACGAAGGATTTTAAGTGGCTTACGCACCTGGCAGCAGTACTGTATTTACCATACGGTGAGACTTGGACTAAAGAAGACGATCCCGGCTTTGACGATCGGGTGAAGCTCTGTCAAAAACTTAAAGCCTGGCAGCTTCTATACATTTTCATCTTTTACGACGGCTGCCACTCCTACCTACACGCCAAATACCCTAAGATTTTTCCAAAGCCTTCTACCGATCAAACCACATCTAAAAAGCCAAATCCCAGAGAGATAAGGGATAATTGGCGGGTACATATCCGGGCGGCGATTGCAAAAGAATACGTAAACCTGCCTCACGTCGATCAGGGCAAGCTTTACAACGTATTGGATCACCTCCAGTACAGCATCGAGGAAGCCAAACGTATCAGAGACGAAGCCGAAAAGATTAAAAACAAAAAGTAATGCAGAATATACTTACGACTTACGAAAACTACTTTGCAGACGTGGCCAGCCGGCATCCGGGCTTACCTCATATTACGGGCAATGCCCGCGAAACGGAATTCTTTACCGTTGCTGAGCCTGAAGAAATTTACGGTGAACTCAAGCGACGTTTAAATACCAGTAAATTCTGCCTGTTAGTAGATAAACCGGAATTGTCTACCAGCTCCAATCAAGCCCGGCAGTTTCATACCAATATGCAGGGGGGAATTGAGCTAATTATAAAAAGAAAATCTACCAGCCCTACCCTGATTTCTGCTCAGCAAAATGAGGCGTTGAACCTACTCGCACCCATTGAGGCCCGCATCCGCTGGCAGCATGAAAAACGAACCCTTCCTTTAGGATTTGCCCGAGATTCTTTTCGTACCGTCTTCCTGCATGACAAAGAAAATGAGGTTGTAGGAGCTCGCTTAGAGTTTGCTTTCTTCTTTATCCTACCTCCCTGCCAGCACGACGCTGCCGCCTGGGGCGATGTCTAACGTCCTTTTTAGGCCGGGGGATTGACCTGATTTTCGCAGAAACAATCCCCCACTACCTAATTAATGAAAGATCATCAATTCGAGATATCCCTGAGCCTGTTTACCTTTTTTGGCTGGGGTGTTCTCTTTTCCGTCCTGTTCCAGATCCTGGTCGGGGTGCTCACTGCCGTGGCTTCGGCTACGGCGGTCTATTTCGCCACCAGCTACCTGAAGCGTCGCTACCCAGATGGCCGTTTAAACCTTCGCTGGCCATGGAAAAAGTAACCAAACTCCTAGAGGTTGCTTTGTCCCAGGTTGGTGTCGAAGAAATCCCCCGTGGTTCAAATCGCGGCGAAAAAGTAGAAGAATACATGAAAGCCACCGGCACGATTCCGCCGGCTGCCTGGTGCGGATGCTTTACCGCCTGGTGCTTCCAAGAAGCGGGCTATCAACTAAATAAGCCCTGGCTACTGGCGGCGGCCCGTAACTGGTTTAAGGATTCCGCTAAGCTTGTTAAAGACAAAAAGGATATCCGGCCCGGTGATGTGTTCGGCATCCATAATGCCAGTCTCGGAAGAATTGCTCACGTCGGTATTATTGAGAAAGTTGAAAACGGTATGCTCTATACGATCGAAGGTAACACGAACGACGAAGGCAGTCGTGAAGGTTACGAAGTGTGCCGCCGCAAACGCTCCATTGCCAAAGTAGCGGCCATAGCTCGCTGGACCTAATCCCCACCCCCTATACTATATGAAAGCTCTGTTTTTAATTTTTCAGGAAAAACTCTCCAAACTCACCTGGAAGCAGTGGATTGGCCTGGTCGTTTTCGTTACCGCCGTTGTGTTACTCTGCTTTGGGATCATTGAAGTGGATGATTTCTTCAAGCTGGTAACGCTCGTTGGACTTGCTACTGTTTTCCCCTCTTTTGGCCTGTTGTGCCTGATCACCATTTCCCTTTCCTGTAACCCCAAAAAGCCTTCTGTCGAGCAGCAAGCCCGCGACCAAGTGAAGGCCAAAACTTCAGAAAATCATGAAAAAGTTAAAACTGACGTTGCTACTCAGTCTCAGTCTCGCGTGGACAGCACACTCGCAAACGATTCAGAGTTCCAAGGCCTCTGGGATTACTTCTCAAAAATTACCAATTAGGCAAGTGCCCGCCGGCTGCGAGCAAAACGATGCTACCTGGTCGCGGATCTACCTGGTTACCCGGATGGAGCGAGATAAGAATGCTTTAATGCTTGCGGACTCGACTGTAGCTCTACAGGTGATGCGAGCGGAGCAGCCTCCTAAAATTGATGCAGCTTATAAAAAGGGTAAGAAAAAAGGAAAAGGTACTGGCCTTAAAATCGGCATCGCAGGTACTGCCTTATTAATTGAACTACTACGTCTTGCACTATCCAGATCATGAGTTTAAATGCACTTCCTCCGGCGTATGTAACCCATACGCCGGTTTTGCTTTCTGACAATCCGATTCCCTATCAATCGGAGGTTTTATCCGCTTTCGAAGGAGCGGTATACCGGCTGGCTATCTACGTCACTACGCCCGATGACACGACGAAGGCTCATAAACAGAAAATCGTGACCTTACGATCCGATCCCGTGGCCGGCGTGATGACTTATAACCTGGACGAAGTGGTACGCAATCTTCGTCAGTTTGATATCCAAATTCCCGCCTATAATTTCAACGTGTACCAAAAGAGCGAAGGTCATATTCTCTGGATTCTCCCCTATCAGGAAGCGGACGTAGACGAAGAACAAAGTATCAGCTTTGCCCTGGGGCCACTCATGGTTATCAAGGGCGGCTCTTCTGACTTTACCAAAAATGATCTGGCCGACCGCTTTAACGGAGCCTTTCTTTCTAATTTCTACGATTTAGGGCCAAAGCCGGTGCATTACAAGCAGCACGATTTTCTCTACTGGGCCGATAACCTGGATGAAAGACCGGGACGGGTTCGCCTCCGGATTAAATACTTTTTCACCGATGGGACTGATTTAACCGAAGATCTTTACGACATCCAGGAATCGGAAGCCTATGCCGTCTACTGCTTTCCAATCGGGCCGGCTAACATGAATATCTATGGCCGCTTTGGAAATGTCGATCGATACGAAGTCTGCTTGGTCAATGATCAGGATAAAAGATTAACGGAAGTGCGGGAATACATCGTCGATGATTTTGAGTATGATTCCTTCGAGGTAGTCTTCTTTCGTAATGCTCTGGGCTGTTATGAATCGCTCTACTTCTTTGGGGACGATGACAGATCAGAAACCTACCAGGTCGAAAAAGCCGCCCGCCCTATCAACTACAAAGGCAGGCAGGGACTTGATCTGCGGGTAGAATCCCGTCGAAAGTTCACCTTCCGAACCGGCCACTATCCGGAGGGCTGGAGCTATGCCTTTCGGGAGCTGCTGCACAGCACGGATATCTACGTGATCGATAAGAACGAATACCTTCCCATTCAGATCGATACGGAAGAAATTAACCTCCGGAGCCGCTCCAATCGCCTGGATACCGCCGAACTTAAATTCATCGAATCTCAAACGAAAATTCATCCCTAATGGTCCGCTTGTCCGTGGGTGGAAAGTACCTGGTACTGCCGCCTGATCTGCGTGGTACGCTGATTCTAAAATCTCCCCTCCTGTTTCGTCAGCAGGAAGGGAGCCTCTCTTTTCCCTTTACGATTTCAGCTCTGGAGCCGGTGAATCAGGAGGTGCTAGGTTTTCCGCAATTGTTAGGCTCGCTAAGTCGCGTTTTTGAAACGGCAGCGGTTCTAGAGATCGGGCCGGCACGCTTTGAAGGAATCTTGCGGATCACGCGGGTTTCAACGAAACAGATTGAATGTAGCCTGGCCATTCCTCCGGGGAATATTCCAGCCGCGTTATGGGATAAAAAGCTCACTGCCTTTGATTTGGGGACGGTGGTCTATCCAACCGAAACGCTACCTACGAACTTCTACGCGGCCAATGATCTGGAGGATCTTTCCCTTTACAAGTATGATTTACTCATTAGCCTTCGAAACGGGAATAGAACGTTAAAATCCGTCACTTATAACTGGGGAACGCCCAATTATCAGTTCTACAATCCCGTCAGCTCGCCTTTCTGGGCGGACTTCGCTTCAGAGGTCAATACCGCAGAACTCGCTGGGATAAAAGCATACGGGAACAAGACTAATTTTTCGATCTATACGGAAACTGCTGGAGACTGGAAACTCTACATCGAAAAAGTAGGCGATTTTGTGGGGCAGGGAGCGATCGAAGTCAAACTCACGAAACGCACCCTCGAGTCTTTTCAGTTTTATCAGCACGCGAGTGTAGATACATTCCCGCTGGCGGAAGATGAACGCTACTTTTTTCCCGTCATCAAAAGCCCTTCTTGGTATTCAAAAGACGATAACCCCGACTGGAAAGGTTATGTGAACAATACGTATGGCGATGGGATTCGTTTTAATTCACAGACGGCCTTTAATTCCAATAGCCTGGCTCCAGCGATTTACCTAAAATGGCTCATTAAGGAAATTTGTACGAAGGTAGGCTATCGATTTTTTGACGACTTCTTTGATGGCGATCTGGCAAAGCTCATGCTCTGGACGAATCAAACCATCGACCGGGCGGCTCCCGATATCCCTATTCCCAAAATTAATGTCTATCAAAAGGAATGGAAGATTGCTGGCCAGCTCCCCGACTGGACACTCGAAGAGTTCTCCGATCAGCTTTTTAGTCTGTTTGCCACCCGCCTCTATTTTGATTCGAATACCCGCATCGCCCGCCTGGTGAGTATGGAACGCGTGTTGAGCCAGATCCTGGTGTCCAATTATGACGATCGCATTTTTCAGGATATCGATATTGAGCTAACAGAAGAAAAGCCCATGCAATTAGCCTTTCAGCTCGATAGCTCGGATGCCTACGCCAAAGAGCCTGATTTGACAGTAAAAGACTATAAAACGCTATTTACCAGGTATCCACTTAAAATGGAGACGGAGGATGATATTGAACTTCTTCAGACGAAAATCACCCCCATGGATCAGTTCCACAAGGTCGTTCCTTTTTCTACGCCTCCCAATCGGCGAATGGAAGCCATGATCGATCAGGCAGGGATTAGCCCTTTGTATACTGATGAAAAGAAAAGTAAAGACAGTGCTCGGATTGGTTTTAAATCCTACAAGCTACTCATGACTAATATTGAGGATCAGAACACGCTACAGCCTGGCTTCACCCTCGATAGTCAAGAAGGGAATTATAAACTCGAATGGAATGGATATCAAGGGCTATATCAGAAGTTTTGGTATCGATACTTCCTGTATTTAAAGGATACCTTCTCCGTAAAACTCCCAACTGCCTTATCTGAAAACGACCTGGCTAGTTGGGAGTGGTATGATATTAAACAAATTGGAGGCCTGAAATATCTGCCGGCACAACTGGAAGTAAGCTTTACGCTCAGCGGGATGAGTCCCGTAGCCAAGATCACCTGGCAAAAGGTCTAATTACACATTTACAGAATTACAGATTTTTCCGGAGTTGGCGGGTTCATTTTATTCTGCATAAAATTCATTAGCTGGTCAACTTCGGATTTTTTGTCTTCTTCGTTGACGTGCACGTATTTCATGGTCGAGCTAATGCTGGAGTGTCCAAGCAAACTCTGGAGGTTTTGCACCTGGCCGCCGGCACGCAAATAGTTAGTGGCAAACGTGTGCCGTCCAATATGAAAGTGAATATTCTTATCAATGCCTAGGGCAGTAGCGATCCGCTTGAGATAGTCATTCCCTTTCTGGTCACTGGCCGACTTCCGATTAAACTTCATAATTGCCGTCAACCGAGCCAGCTCCAGAATATGTTCTCCAGCTAAAGCGGAAATTGGTATCGATACCCAAACTTTCGAGACGGCTTTGGTCTTTTGAGGCTGGATCTCGATTTTCCCCTGAGCCACGAAAAATTGTGATAGTTGCGGACTGTCCCCTATCGTTTTAATATCTGAAATCCGCAGATCGGTTTCACAAGCTAGTAAAAAACGAAGGAGCCAAACCCGCTGCCGTATGGATAGACCCGGCGTGTTTCGATAGAATTTCTCAAAGGCCTGGTATTCTTCTGGAGTAAGGAAAATGACCTTTCCACCCGACTCTTTGAGTTTTACCCGTTCTGATTTTCTGCCCTGAAGAAAAGGATTGGAATGAGCGATCCCATCTTCCATGGCTAGGGAAATATAGGTTTTGAGAGTTCTCAGGTATCTGACAATCGTATTGCTCGAAAGCTTCTTGCCATCCTGTTTTTTCTTTCCCTTCAGGAATACTTCATAACGGCGGATAAAATCAGGAGTCAGCAGGGCTACGGGTAAAAGCTGTCCATTCATGAATTCTTTCAGTGAGCTTAGAGCCGTCCGCTGAGTACGGGGCGTACCTCCGGTGAGTATACCCTGACGATCCCTCATTTTAATCTTATGCTCGTAATATTCGAGAAAATCAGTCTTGTGATCGTAGTTCTGATATTCCTGCATAGCGGCCTCCATAGTCAATACCCGGTCGGTAAGCCGAAATACTTTAAATATTTCATTGAACTTCCCCATCTCCGTTTTGATGATAAGATTAAAATCATTCACATCCGGATCTTCCTTCGAACGTTTCAAAAGTCTTCCCTGGGCTTCATCCACCAATTCAGGTGGCCACTCCAAGTTGATTGGTAGCTTCTTGAATTCAGTTCCTATGCCTATCAGCAGATGCAAAGCTGAACAACCATTCTTTTTGGTGAATTGGTGGTTGAAACGCAGCCCGACGAACGTTTTCAT